CGACACGGATGTAGCGCTCCGTGCCAGTCAGGTTGATGCGACCCACCGCCACCACGTTATCAGCGGCGGCAAGGATCTGCGTGAAGGCCGCACCCGACACGTCAGCGTAGGCATCGCTAGAGGCGTTGTCGGAAGACTCTTGGATCTTCACGTCCAAGCTGGTCGTGATGTCTCCTGCGGAGACAATCACAAGGGCCTGATGGTATCCCTTCGTATCGATGCCAGCACCGTTGGTGGTGGCAGCGGCGTATTCGTCGGGATCAATCCCGACCACCGCTTTCATCGCGGCGACGTCTGAAAGACTCATGTTTCAAATCCTCCTAGGATTAGTCTACTGATTTGCAGAATGACTCAGGGTGACGGAGCGCGACATCACAGCGCATGGTGGCGCGAATGTGTGTCTGATCCTTCGAGAAAGCGTTGTCTGAAGTGTCAGAAGCAAGCAGCCTCAGGCCACCCCAACGGGCAATCATCACGTCGTCCCAGTTCCCGAAGAGGATTGAGCTTGCAAAGTTGCTGGCTGTGGGAGCAGTCATCTGAGTGGAAGTCCGCATCGGGTAGCCGAACAGGGTGTCTGCGAATCCTTCAGAGGTGTTGACAGCAGTGAGGGGAGTCGAGGTGCTATTAAAGTTCACCGTCATCTGGCGGATCTCGCTCAACGCAAGGGGGTGGAGACACCAGCCCAAGCGACCTCGCAGCGCATTTGCCGCGTCAAGGTCAGAAATGAACTCCATCATGTCAGCAACAGTCGGGGGCGTTCCGATCTCAGCCGCAGTTTGAGACTCACCGATGCCGGAGGTCTGCATAATGCCAACAGGCTCACCAGATCCGCCGCCTGCCGAACCGTCGAGAACGCCGAGGTCAAGGGCAAGGCCAAGCTGAGAAGCAAGGTCTTGCTCGATGACGGAATCAGCAGTCGGGGTCGAAGTCTCCAACAGCAGGTTGCTGAGGATCACTCGACCAGCGACGGTTTTCGGCGTCATGTTGATCTGCTCAAAACCGAGGTCGCTCGCCTGGATCTCAGCGTTTTCACTGACCCAGTAGCCCGTAGCCGATGAAGTCAGCTTGGGAATGGTCAGGGGAACGCCGGTACAAGAGATGTCTCTTGCGCCAAGCTCATAGGCAACAACATTGGCCTTCAGACGCTCGATCACGGTCGTGATCGCGTCTTCAGGAACGATGTAGCCACCAGCGGTGTCCGTGCCCTGAGACATGGCCTTCTCGCGCATCGCTGAGAAGACTTCCTGCTCATAGGGCGCGTTGGAGAAGTCCTTGCGAGCAAGGGCGCGGCAGGCGCGAGCCATGCTGAAAGCATCACGCTCGCCAGCCTTGGCTACTTCAACACCGGGGAGGTGCCCACGGCGCTCTTCTTCAAGATTGGCCTTCATCTCTTCCATCGAGTTTTCGATGGACTTGATGCGGCCTTCAATCGCTTCACGCTCCTCAACGGAGGCTTCGCGCCACTCTTCGATGGTCCCTTCGAGCTTGTTGCCCAGGGCATCGAGGTGCTGCTCTAAAGCAGACTCAAGGTTTTTGTTTTCAGACATCAGGATTACCTGTTTTTGTCGTTATCGGAAAGGTTTAGATCCCGCCGCAAGCCTTCCGCGAAACCCCGGAGTCGGCTTTCAAGGATTCCCTCAACATCAACCACCTCTTTCTCCTCGACATCGGGCGTAGCGACATCGGGCTCGGATACCGGGCCATCGCCTTGAACGCCATCGGGAAGATCACGGTGGATCGACTTGGTGAGGTCAGTCAGAGCGTCAACAAGTTGGCGGGTAGCCTTGGTTTGCTCTGCCTGCTGTTCTAGTAGCCACGCCACCGCTCTTACAAGTTCGGTGTCGGTGGCACTCTTTTCGCCGCAGGCTGTGTCGCAAACCGAGTTTGCTACGGCCACGGCTTGATCTTGTTCCATGCCTTCTTCAATCAACTCAGGGATCTTGCGCTCAACGCACTCTTCTTTGGTTTCCCCTTCCTGCCTACATGCGGGAGACTTGGTCTCTGATTGCTCTATGTCAACAGAGGCGTAACTCGGCTTGTCGATCTTGGTCAAGGTGCTGAACTTGTGACCAACCCTTGTGTCAGTCTTTTCTTCATCACGGTACAAGCAGATCAAGGCTGCGGGATCATCTTCGGTGCCGGTGACCGTAAAGCTGGAATCGGGAACGTCAATTTCTCCGTCCCTCTCAATCCGCTCAATGACGCCCATAGCGGAACCGCCAGAAGCAGACCACCGCACGAAGTCGCCAACCTTTAGCTCGTCCGGCTCAGCCTTCTCTATGAGATCTTCTTGGGGCGCGCTTTTTGATATAGCCCCAAAGTCCACGAAGGAACGGCAAATGGCCTTTATCTTCTTCTCTGCGGCCAAGTCGTCAGCCGGGTACTTCTCAAGAAAACGGCCAGCAAGGTTTTTCTCAATCAACCCATCAGACAACAAGGACTTCATTCCAAGCTCCAAGGCAGCCGGGTTTGCAGGAACAGCCACAACGCTGACCTCCATAAGCTCTGCCTTCGAGAACAGTTGTCCATACTTGCCTAGGCCAAGCTTCTTACGTTGAGCCTCGTCGACCTCCTCGGTCTCCAGAGGCATAAACCCTACGCTGGTAGCGCGAATGAAACCTCTGTTGGCAAGCTGGTAGATCGTGTCAGCAAATTCATACGCCTCTTTGGGCGCAAACTCAATGTCAGCAGTAAGTCGCGCCGAAGGCGAATAACGCCTACGCACGTTAGACGCCCTGCCAATAGGAGGGACGGACGTGCCATCGTGAGCCCATAGGATGACAGGGTTTTGCTTGTACTGGCTTAGGTCCCAACCCCGCACACGGATAATGTCACCCATTCGGTCAGGCGTCTCGTCGCTAACTACATAGCTAATTTGACGCTTTGACTCACTTTTGGTGACCACTTCTGATCCCCGGCCTCGCACCTGCAAGATCTCCGGGTGAGTTTTGATCTCGGCAACGGCTTTTGAGCCAAGGCTATCCATTTCCTCTACGGAAGCGCGCCCAAGAGCTACGAGTGATGCCAGTTGGTTGGAGTTGGTCATAAGGGTTTTTACTGAGTCTGGGCTACTGTAATGCAGCGGCAGTTTACTACTTGCTCGGAAGGCCCATTCGGGTCACCTGGAAATGCTAACCCGTTTACGAATTGATCGCCTACGGCGACTGTTTGCCCGTCCACAAACTGATGGGACTCTCGGACGTTTCCGTCACGGCTGCTTACCCAGGTGTGCCTTGTGACACCCGATGCACGCATTTCCGCCACCCTGCCTTCGTTGAAAGAACGGACTGTTTCTGTTCTGGCAATCCTTTGCGCCCTTGCCTCTACCCCTTCAAGAAGACCGGCAAACTTTCGCTCTACCTGCTCGCTAACAAGGGCTACTGCTTCCGCTAAAGTTGACGCCCCGGAAACGTCGGCGCTCTCAAGGGCACCTAAAATCGCCTTCTTGACATCATCTAGAAGCGTTGCGTTTGGGCCGCTACGCATTTTTGCGCTGTAACCTGAAAACGCTTGCGTCACCGTGGGGCTACCCTCGCCTACAGAAGGGATGTCTAAGCCGATCTCGCTGGCGACTCTAGAGGCCCCCGAAAGCATGATCGCTGTCAAAGCTGGCACCAAGGCTAATGCCATCTCATCGCCCCACTTCTCCTCGTCTACGCTCAGGAACCGCTCAATCTCCGCCTGTGTGAACACCTGCTTCGTGATTGAAGGCATCTCAGCGGCTTTGAGATTAGAAGTGCGCTCTCGCAAAGTCTTGCGAACGGAAAGGATCAAGTCTCTGTAGACCCTAGAGGATCTCTTGGTGACTCGCTCAATCGCAAGCTGCTCCTCTTCGTCGTAGCTTTTGAAGAACGCCAGCCTCTTTTCCTCTGTATCTAAGTTGGAGGGCCACTCAGGCGCGCTCTTACCCTTGTCAGGGTTGAAAGCCCAGTTACGCAAACTAATGTCTCTTTTGCTAGGACAGCCCTCGCTTACGGGCTTACCCTTCGGCATTCCTCTCATGCGAGACACAAAGCTAATCGTCCGATTGGCGCTTTTTGCTGTTGCCTGAGTCCAGTCAGCTTTCTTTGTGCTTAGGATGCGAATGTTTCTAGAGATAGGCTCCCGATCAAGTGAAGCCTTTTTCGAGCACTCAGTCTCTGACCAAGACTTTAGCTCGCTCGCGCTCATGTTCACCGTGTCGTGGTACTTCCTGTAGACCTCGTCAATGTCGTAGTCTTTGGAAAAGTGAGGAGGTCGAGAAGCTTTGCCCTCTTCAAGGTCGCTTGATACGCGCTCACAAGAATCCACACCCGCTTGATCGAACGCTTTTTCCTCCTCGACCTCCTCGAACTGATCCGGCAAGTCGTCGACTTCAGAATCAGACTGAGTCTCCCCGACCCCCGGTGGGACTAAATTGCTGGGTATCCACCGATCATCTGCGCCCTCCAGCATCTCGTGGTCAACATCCCACCCAGCCAAGTGTGCAGCTTCAACAAATGTCCGGTGGCCTTGAGAGTACAGCTTAAGCGTCCGGTCGACCTTGGCGTCTACATCTTCCCTGAGCGCCGACACGCCGCTTATGTCAAAGCTAATCTTAAGCTCAGACTCAGGGCTGTTGATCCGTCGAACCAGCTTGTACTGAAGTTCGTCAGTAAGGAAGTCTAGGTAGGACATTACTGTCGTTTCCCAGAAGATCCGGTTTTGCTCGCGAGCAGTAGCGTAGTTCATGGTCTCCAAGCCAAGAACTACCGGCGGGACGCCAAACATAGACAGGATTGTTTGGCGATCCCAAGTACGGAGTTTTTCGTGCTCCATAGATTGGGGGGTCATGCCAATCTCTTTGTATGTCGTCCCGTTAGGAAGCACAGCGGTTTTGCGGTGTGACTCTGGGCGCCCATGAGCCTCGTGCCACGCCTCTCTAATCGCTCTTTGGTCGTTGTCGGTTAGAGGGCCATCTACGGAGAGGACGCCACCCGGCGACCCGCCGTTCTGTAGCAACGCCTCGTCGTAGCGGTCTATGACAAAGTCTTTAGCGGCCGTTCTATACGCAGCCTGCATCGGCCCCATGCCCCGCAAGGGGTTGTAGGGGTTGACCTCGGCAATTTGGACAACCGCATGGGCCGGGTAGTCGACGTACCCCGAAGTCGTGGAGAACCGCCACATGGCCGGTAGCTTGGTCTGAGGGTCAATCAGAGCATCAACCATATCCCCTCGGACGGGCCAAATCTCTTCTGGCTGCTCAACCAAAGCCATCATTCCAGAAGACCCGCCCATAGCCTCTACGGGCACCACTTGCCCCCCTGGAGCCTTCTTCAGAAGGATCAAGAAGGTCTCTCCGTAGAGCATTTGCGAGGTGCAAATAGCTTTGAAGAACTTCCTTTGGGATTGAAGGGGGTTCGGGAAGTCAAAGGTCTTAGCAAGCGCAGACCCAGGGACCTCTTCAAGCTCACCTGAAGCAAGCTGGCGCTGGAAGCGCACCGGAACGCTTGAGGCCGCGCGAGAGATAGCCGAGACGCAAGCGTAAATGTACGGATGCTGGGCATACGGCCGGTTGAGGTCAGCCTCACCGCCAAGACCTTGAACCCATCGGTATAGGTTTGAGCCCCCAGCGTCGCTGCCCAGCAACGCGCTCTTAGACAATGAGGCTACGCCAGAATCCCTCCGCTTATACGGAGACACATCGTCTTCTCGACCCGGAAGCGCCTCAAGTCTGCGATCCTCCGCAGGCGTAGGGGACGACGACAGCGAACGCTTATCGCCAATCATGCGTTATTGAAATACGCCGTTGCATCGCAAATAGCAAGAATGGGAAACCAGGCAACCACAAGATGTTGTGCTTAGTCCCTAAATTGCGACAAATTAAGCCAAGGGCTTGTAGCTGCATGCAGAGACCGGTAGGATCTTGCTGTTGCTGGAAGCTATTCCCGCGAATCTTCTTGTGAATGGCCCCTGAAGGCCCCAAGATCCCCCCTCAAACCAATCTCAATAGAGAATATGTCACACAAAAACGACCCCGGATTAGACGCATGGGTGGGCATGTCCCTCAGAGTGCGCCGCGTTGCGGCAGGGCTCACCCTCAAGCAGTTTGCCAACAAGGTAGGAGTTACGAGCGCTACCGTTGCACGCTGGGAGACTGACGACAATGCTCCTACGGCGCAGTCCGTTGAGCGCATAGCAGAAGAGTTGCAATCCAAGCCGCAAGACTTTAGTCGACCCCCGGTTATTGTTTGATGTACGGAGAAGGCCCTCCCCTCTGGAAGCACCAGCAGCAGGCTGTTGACTTCGCTCGTGACCGTCAGGCGACCCTGTTTCACATGGGGCTTGGCACGGGCAAGTCTAGGACAGCCATTGAGGTTGCAAGGGAGTCAGGCGCCCGCCAGATCCTTATTCTGTGCCCTCTAAGCGTGGTTCCTGCCTGGAAGGAGCAGTTCAATCGCTTTGCGCCCGAGTTTGAGGTTGCGACCCTGAACAAGGGATCAGTCAAGAAGAAGCTCAAGGACGCATCTTCTTTGGCGATGAGCGCAGCCTACAGCCAAAAGCCCTTTGTCATTGTGATCAACTACGAGTCGGCACGGTGCGAACCCTTCTCGGCCTGGGCTTCAAACACCATTCTTTGGGACCTTCTTGTGATGGACGAGTCCCATCGCATCAAGAGTCCCAAGGGGATCACCTCTAAGTGGGTGTCTAAGTTGTCCCAGGCGTGCAAGAAGCGCTTGGCGCTAACCGGGACTCCCATGCCGCACTCCCCGCTCGACATTTTTGCCCAGATGAGGGCGCTCGATCCGAGCGTGTTTGGGTGGTCATTTTTCAAGTTCCGCCTTAGGTACGCCAAGATGGGCGGCTTTGGTGGCAAGCAGGTAGTTGGCTACCAGAACATGGACCACCTTCGAGAGAAGATGTCCAAGTTGACTTTTCAGGCCGACCGTTCTGTGCTTGACCTGCCGGACGCTATCCATGAGAAGCGAGTGATTGAGCTTTCGCCAACGGGCCGCAAGGTCTACGACGAGCTAGACCGCGACTTCTGCGCCCAGGTGCGGGAAGGCGAGATCGTTGCCTCCAATGCGCTAGTCAAGATCTTGCGCCTCTGCCAGATCACTTCAGGGCTTGTAACGGTTGATGCGGATCCGCCCCAGCTAATACAGGTCGACACAGAGAAGCAGAAGGCTGTGGCCGACATCCTGGAGGACCTGCCTGCGGACGAGCCCGTAGCGGTATTTGGCCGATTCAGGTCTGACCTTGAGGCCGTTCACGCGGCAGCGGCGTCTGTTGGGCGGGAATCGCTTGAGCTTTCCGGCCAGAAGAAGGAGCTAGAGGACTGGCAGGCGGGCAAGGCGCCCATTCTGGCTGTCCAAATCCAAGCAGGTGGCGTTGGCATCGACCTTACACGCTGTGGAGACACGAACTGCGCTTATGTCCTTTACTTGAGCACCGGTCACAACTTGGGTGACTACGAGCAGTCCCTCGCTCGCGTTCACAGACCAGGGCAGGAGCGCACCGTTTTCTACTACCACATACTCGCAAAAGACACGATAGACGAGCGCATCTTCAAGGCTTTGAGGGCGCGCAAGAACGTAGTCGAGTCGATCTTAGCTGACATTTACCAGGAACAGGAGCAGATGAGCCGATGAACATGAGCATCGTCAAGCGGTTTGCAGAGCTTACCGCTGAGAAAAAGAAGGCTGAGGACCGCCTTAGGGCCATCAAGGAGGAGATGGGCAACATAGAGCCTGCCCTGTTGCAGGAGTTAGTTGAGAATCAGGTCGACCGACTGCCCGTGACTACAGATGAGGGTGATCGAATCACCGTCTTTATCCACAAGCAGGCTTGGGCGCGCCCGGTAGATGGCGACAAGGAAGCCGTGGTGAGCACCTTGAAGCGTTGCGGGCTGTCTGACTTTGTTCAGGAGACATACAACACTAACAGCCTCTCGGCATATGTTCGGGAGCGCCTAGCGAACGGCCAGGAACTTCAGCCCACGCTGAAGGAGGTCATTCGCGTCGATGAAGTTACGTCGATTAGAGGAAAGCGGTCTCCTCTTGCGACAGAATCACAGACCGCAAAGGCCATGAGGAACCTGAGAGGTTAGAGATGGCAAACAAAGAGAAGGCGCTCGCCAAGACGGGCGAGACTGGTTACGCGATTGTTGATTCACCCGACGCCCACGAGGTAATGATCGGGGCCTTTGATCAGCTTGGGGTCTCTGACTTTCAGCTTGGTCGCATCAAGATTCCCGCTGGCGGAGGCATGGCGTGGGAGGTTGAGTCCCTGGAGGGAACTGAAGTCCACCAGAGCCTGGATGTCTTGATCCTTGCGATCAAGGGCAACCAGAAGTCTTGGTGGTCCTCCTCGATGGAGGAGGGCGGAGGGGGCACGCCTCCTTCGTGCTCATCGAAGGATGGCGTGTTCGGCTTTGGGGTGAACACCTTGGATGCAGCACCCGACGCTGCTCCGACTAAAAACCGCTGCTCAGAGTGCGCCTGGAATCAGTTCGGAAGTGCAGGGGCTGGCAAAGCCTGCAAGGACCACAGCCTCCTGTTCTTCTTCAGGGAGGGGAGCCGTCTTCCTTCTTTGTTGACGGTGCCCGCGACCTCTCAAAAGGCGCTTCAGGGGTATATCCTCAAGCTGATTGACGCAGGCAAGCGCGCTGAAGGGTGCGTTACACGCCTCTCTCTCAAGAAGGCGCAGTCGCAGAGTGGCATCACCTACTCTACCCTCGATCTCTCTTGGGTTAGCGATCTGGATGATGAGGCAAAGGCCAAGATGGTGGAGGTCAGCAAGGACTTCCGTGACCGCATTTCAGACTTCGACGCCTTCGCCTCAAACGACGACGCCAATTAGGGCATAGCCCAAGGAGGAGCCCTTGTCTTCTGACATTGGCGTCATTCAAACCTTCTTCACGGCCCTCTACGGAGAGTCGGTCGATGAGCGTGCGAACTTAGTTCTGTGGTCTAGTCGCAATAAGCGCAGCCAATGGAGCAGTTCGTTGTCTGAGGCGGTGGCCCATTCGGAGGCTAACGCCGCCGCCTCAGACCTTTACTTCGGGGTCTGCTTGCAAGACTTTGCAGCAGCCAAGGAGGAGCGCGTTCGCAGGTCAGGCCAGAACGGGATGGAGTTTGCGCGCGGCTATGCCGCTACCGCTGCTGTTATGCCTGGAGTCTGGCTTGACCTCGACATCGCTGGAGACGGACACGAGAAGCGCGGCCTGCCTGCATCGGAGGCTGACGCGAAGAGGATCCTTGAGGCGTTGCCTTTGGATCCGACGATTGTGGTCGCGACGGGAGGCGGCTACCACGTTTACTGGCTCTTTCACGAGCCCTGGGAGCTAGAGTCTTCTGAGGAGCGTGACCGCGCTGCGTCTGTCGTTCGGGGGTGGCAGGCTTTGGCTCTAAACATCGCTTCAGGCATGGGCTTTACGGTCGACGCGACGCACGATCTTTCACGGGTCTTGCGGCCTGTTGGGACGATCAATCACAAGTACAGCCTGGAGGTTAGCTGCCGCGAGGAGTCTCAGCAGTCTCGCTACAACCCCTCAGACTTTGAGGAGTGGGCGGCAGAGGTCGTCCCGGTTAGCGCGGCGTTGCCAGAGAAGGTTGAGCGTTTAGGTGACCTGCGATCCGATGTGCAGCCACCTGGCGAGAAGCTGATGGCGATGTTGAATCTCGCTCCTCAGTTTGCCGCCACATGGAAGCGCGAGCGCAAGGAGTTCCCGTCGCAGTCTGAGTACGATCTTTCTCTCGCGTCTATGGCTGCCAGAGCAGAGTGGAAGGATGACGAGATCACTGCCTTGATTATCGCTCATCGTCGAGAGGGCGGCGAGAACCTCAAGCTTGACCGTCCTGAGTATTACGCTCGCCTTCTTGGAAAGGCCCGCTCTAGCAACAATGCTGAGGACGCACACGAGCGCATCGGTGAGCGCGTCGAGGCAGTGGATCAGGGTGATTCTACGGCTGATGACGAGCGCGGTGGATTCTTGACGGACCTCTCTGCCCTTCTCGGGTTTCCCATCCGAAAGATTATCAAGTATGTGACGGACCCCCCTCAGTACCGGCTGGTGCTAGACGAAGGCACCATTCACCTCGGGGAGGTCACTACCATTCTCAACCCGGCAAAGTTCCGTGCAGCCGTTGCAGCTATCTCGGGGCGCCTAATTAGGCGCTTCAATGGGCAGCAATGGGATCCGGTCGCGCAAGCGATTCTTCAGGCTGTAGAGGAGCTAGACCTCGGGGCAGACTCCTCAGCGGAGCAGCTAGTGACCGAGTGGCTTGGCGAGTTTCTGGCCCAGCACAAGCCTAACCATGATCGTGACGACGCTATCGCAGCGCGGCTTCCGTTTATCGCTCACGATGGGCTTCCAGCGTTCTTCCTGTCGGAGTTCCGCTCGTGGCTTGGCTTTGCTCGCGATGAGAAGATGGGCCGCAGGCAAGTTGCCACGCTGCTTCGCTCTGCTGGCTGCACCCCTCGAACGGTCGCCTACCACCGTGAGGACGGCGCACACTCCACCGTCCACGCCTGGGCCATCGCGCCCATCATCGCAGCGTCTCTTCCTAAGGGGGATTCTTCACCCGCCTCGTCGGAGACTCCTGTTCCTTTCTAAATGACTAAATATCGCCACAACCCCTTTATGCACCGCCCTTTGCGGTATTTAGCCAACGTCCCCATTTAGCTAACAAACCCAGATACCGAGGGAAGTGGGGTCTGGGCGCGCGTGGAACCTTGGGCGGCTGCGCGTGAACCTCCCCCCTCACCTTTACCGT